GGTCGATTTCGCGAATGGCGTTGAGGGTCTTGCCTGCACCTGGCAGGCCGGTACGAATGATCAGCATGGGGTAAGCCTCTTACTTGCCGAGCCAGCGCATGCTGGATTTGGAGCCGCTTTTGTTCATGCCCCACAGCACAGCGCGGGCAACGTAGGCGGAAAACAGGATGTTGAAATACACGTCGATCTGCAGGACGCCGAGCAACTGGAGCCAGGCAGTGGGCAACGCGCCGAGGCTGGAGAAGACGTAGCCCTTGGCCTGATCCATGGCGAGGGATACGCCGGTAAAGGTGACTGCACCGAAGCCGAGGCCCTTGAGCAGGCTCCAGCCGAGACCAGGGAGCGCCCAGGCAAGAGCGCGGAGAAACAAGCCGATGATTGCGGGCATTAGTTCATACCTCCTGCGATGATTTCGGCAGCGCGGCGCATGCCAAAGGCGACAATCAGGTAGCCGATCCAGACCAGGTACTGGCACCAGTCGGCGACCCAGGTCATGGAAACGCTGATGGACTGACCGTCGATGGACGGGAACGAGAATTCGGGGATGGCCGGGCAAACCTTGGAAAAGCGGCTGCTGGTGTCGATCATTCCGTCAAGGGTGAAAGTGCTGTCAGCGTCGGCCTTGATGGGCGAATACTTCTCGCCGGAAAACTCAGTCTCGATGCTGGTCTTGAGTTCAGCCTCTTTCTTCGGGGTGACCTCGCGAAACTTGGCGGCATCGCACTGGGCGGTTTTCTGCTGACGGAGAATGGCGCACTGGACGGCATCACCGGTGCAGGTGACTGCAGCATCACACGCCTCCCCGCCTACGCTTGATTTGGGGGTTTCTTCGTCGCCCTGGTCGCCGTTGCCGGACGATCCACCACCGCCACCACCGTTGCCGCCAGTGCCAGTACCTGGGCACTTATCACCCTTGCAGTTGGACGATGAACCGCCAGGAGAGCCGTCAGCGTTGGTTTTGGTGCTGTTGTTAGTGGTGGTAGTGGTCGTGGTGCAGACACCGCCCTTGCACTCGGTTTTGGTGGTGGTTGTGGTGTTTTCGTTCTTCTTGCTGCCGTCCGGATTCTTGGTCTCGGTCTTGGTTTCTTCCTTCTTGGTTTCTGTCGTTTTGGGGCCTTTCTGCTGCTCAATGCAGGCTTGGACGCCCTTGATGGTGCCAATCGAGCCGCCCCTGGCAGCACAGCCCTGGTTGTCGCGATTGGTGGTGGTAGTGGTGCACTTGTTGATGAGGTGAATCCTGCCCTCTGCGTCCTCAACGCGCTCTGTTGGGCCGCAGTCCTGCTCTTCTTCGTCTTCTGTAGGTGCTGGCGGGGGTGGTTCGGTGTCAGCACCTGGCGTGTCCTGGGGGCACTCCTCGCCGGTAAAAATGCCAGTGTGGTAAGCGAACATTGGGCCAAAGGTTTTCGGCTGGCTGACAGTGGGGATTCCGGTAACGGCAACTGCGCATCCGGATATACAGGCTTCCCAGAGCAAGTCTTTAGCGGAAGTCTGAAAACCGGTTTCTTTGCCGGTCTTTTCCTCGCACTTGCTTACGGGTGTGTCACATGAGCCAGTTTGGGAGTTATAAACGGATGGGGGTTCACAGTAAGTTCCGCCGCGAATAATTGTATATTTGAAATCGCCGCCACCATATTCACGGGGAGCGGTAACAATACACTCAGCATAGTCATCAGCAAGGAGGGTGACAGATTTAATAGTACCAGCTATGAATTTGCCGCCATCGCTAATAAGTTTATCCGCTTCGACTTTACAGGCAGCGCGTGGGCTGGGGTGCGGTGCGTTATCTCGGAACTTCCAATAATAGGCATCAGCACTAGCGCCCTGTGCAAAGAAGCCCAAGAGCAAACAGCACGCCGAGAAAGACCACATCTTCCGGGTTAAGGTACATAGTAAGTTCCCCATTTAAACAATCTCCGGGCAATAAAAAAGCCCGCCCGTGTTATACGAGCGGGCTTGGTGCAGCAGTTACAGCGTGGTATTAGGTCCCGGCGCGTTGAGCTTTCTTGCCGGCGCCGATCAGGGTCACGAGACCGATCATTGCGGCAACCAGGGCACCAGCGGCAACAAGACCGCCACCGATGTACAGCAGGCCCTTGCTGATGTCGATGTCGCCTTCAGCAGCGAACACAGGCGAAGCCAGGGTGGCCAGGGCGATGGTCGCGGCAGCCGGGCCGAACTTTTTGCACATGGCGTTGAGTTTCAGTTGAGTGCGTTTCATAAGTGCATCCTTTATTGAGTGATGGTGCGAAGTTTCTTGCCCACAAAGACCAGAACAAAGAGCGTAACCAATGCGCCCGTAAGTTCTGCTTTCTGAGTGAGCGACATAGCGGGGGTCAAGTGGTCCCGCATTTCCTGAACTGTGAAAGTCTTCATGTTGCCTTGGCAAACAGTGGTGCCATCTGCGTTGAGCAACCAAACACCGTCACAGCCTAAGAAATTCATTGCGCGTTCCTCAGCCAGTTTTTGCTACGCAAAATTCTGGCTTAGCTGACCTTTTGCTGTTGGGCGACGGCGGCTAGTGGGCGGAGACGCATACGCAGTTGTGGCTGCTTGAACTTGCCGACGTAGATGGATTTTTCGTCGAGTTCATACATGCCGGGCTCATAGGCCGGGGAGTTGTTATCCAGGGCGAGAACAATCTTTTCCGGGAACTCGTCACCGGACTTGAACATATACGCTTCCTGCTCGACGATCTTCCACGGGCCGCGGGCATTTGTGCCGGACTTTTCCTCAACATCAGTCGAAGTGATTTTGATGCGTACGTTAAATGGCATGGTTACTTTCCTCGGTTTCGTAAGTTGCAAATCCAAACACGTCACCGAGCCAGGGCGTGCCCTTGGTCTGATATTCGAGCTTGAACTTGTTCGGGTTTTCACCCTGGGCGCCCTGCTCTTTCATGCGGGCAATTTCGCGGGCGCTGTCGTCCAGCATCTGCTGGAGGTGCGGCGCCAAAAATGCGGGCTTGGCCTGTTGGCGTTGTTCCAGCTGGCGGCGTTGGCCAGCAGTCAGTTGGGTTCCCTGGAAGCTCACTGTTTTCAATGGGTAAGCCCTCGCAGACGAACCCAACGAACTGGGGTGTAGAGGCACAGGGTCTCGTTATCGACGACAACAAGGGGCGCTTCGAACCAGCCAAGATAGGTGGGCAGAATGGGGCGACCATCAAGGCAAATAACGTGCAGGACGTGGCGGGTTCCTTTAAGGCGGTCACGCGTAAGAGAAGGCTTCATGCGCGCACCCAATCGCCGAGCCAGACGATGGCAACGGCGCCGGCCATGCAGACGATGGCGATGTCGAGGGTGGCGGCGATCATGCAGCCACCTGCAGGTGGTTCGCGCGCTGGTACCAGCTCGGGATGGCCAGGACGTTGGACTTGGTGATTTCGCGGCACTGGCGAACGAACACAGGCGCAAAGCGGCTGGTATCGCAGGCGTTGCGGATGTTGATGCCGATCTGATTCAAGCGGGCGGCGTTGACCTTGGCTTGCGACTTGGAGAAGTCGAACTGGTGGCCGTGCATCCAGAGAATCGCGGCGGATGCCGTGGAATTTGCAGCCTGTCGACTGGCTACAACACCGGTCTCTAGGAGCTTCTCAGCTATCGTCATCATGTCCATCGCAGTCACCTGTAATCGCTCATCTACTCTCAGAAATTCACCGTGCAATTCACCGAAGCGGCGTTCGTCGAATAGCCCCCACCACGCAAGGTGGTGCCGCTGGAGGTATTCGTTTTTCAGCTCTTGTTCCATGCGAACAACGCCGTGCTGGGCGCAGTAGTCGCGTACGCGCTGGGCGTACTGAAATTCGGGGGATTCATCGCCATACAGGCGCTTCATGCGTGGCAGCAGGTTGGCGTCGAGTTCGAAGGTCTTGTCGTAGGCCTTGCGATACTGCAGGCGACCGCCTTTGCCGTTGCCCTTGGGGGTCCAGCTGACGGTACGACCGTTGGGGTAGAGGAAGCCGATGGAATGGCCCAGGCGCTGGCTGGAAACGCCGCGCAGGTAGGCAAGGACGTTGCCCTCGCCAACCGTGACATTGGTTGTCAGATCGATACGTTCGATCTTGGCGCCGTCACCGATCCAATCGCCAGCCGAGCCGCCCGACTGACCCTGGCGCAGGTCAGAGCCAGTGCAACGGGTGAAACCCGGAAGGCCGTATTCGCGCAGGATCGCGTTGTAGACGGCAATGCATTGTTCGATGGTGGTAAACCCGAAGAGGTTATCAAGGCGCCCTACTCTGCTTGGGTTGCCCTCGACGCGAACTTTGCGCCCCTGGACATGGATGGTGATCGAGGTCGAATGACTGGCCTCATGCTTGAAGCGTGGCTGCCGGGTGCTGAGCACCTCATCGGTATTGGCGTCGATGGTCAGCGTGAACACGTCGCAGACGACCGGAAGGTCGAACGGGTGTTCCTGCGAGACAGTGAGCCAATCAATGAACATTCAGGACATCCGTGGTCAGATGATGAGACATATGCGTCGCATCATAAGGACGAATTTGTCCCGGTCAAGACATATTTGTCCCAAGGTGATTGGCGGTTGAGACAGAAGGAGTGAAAAACATGGTCAAATTGGCCTATGAACGTCCCAAGAGCACGACAGAAATGACCCTCGGCGAGAACATGCGAAAGCTCAGAGAGGCGGCCGGCCTGTCACAGGGCCAGCTTGCAGTGCTGGCAAGCCTCAACCTGAAAGCGATCCAAAGAATGGAAGCCGGTATAGGCGACACAGGCGTGTCGAAGGTCAAGGCAGTAGTGATAGCGCTGGGGTGTACAGCAGACCAGCTGCTGTTCGACGAGGAAGAGCTAGGCCCGGATGGAGATTTAAGCCTTTTATTTCAACAGCTTAGAAAGCTTAAGGGCCAGGAAAGAGAGACCACGAAAGAGGTAATCAGAGCTCTGATCATGCAGCACCAGAACAGGGAGCTGCTGAAGCAGGGTTGAGCAGCAAAAGTATGGAAGTCCATACCAAAGTGGGGGTGTAACAGCACCCCCACCCCTCCGGGCGCCGTCGAGCGCTCAAAAAGCAGGGCTTCGCCCCTGGCCCGTTCCGGCCCATCGCAAATGTGCGAGTGGATCGCCTCGCGGGATGAAAGAGCGTGCCAACACGAGCAAAAGCGAGTGATCAGCGTGGAGTGGTCAGCTTGAGAGCTGGGCACTATCCGTTGAGCAAGTCGCCCTGGGCAACGTGATCGAGAAGCGCGGCTGCAGAGTCCTTGGCACGGCGAATAACCTGCTGGGAAAAGGCCAGTTCTTGCTTGAGCACGTAGACCTCCTGACGCAAGCGAGAGGATTCGTCAGTCTTCTTGCTGGCGATGGCCACGCAGTCAACGAGGGCCTTGGACGCAGTGGTGTGACCAGTCAGGCGCATGGCCTCGCGAAGCTGATCGTCTGTTGCGTGGCGAATCATGATGGTTGGCATAGCTTCCCCTGCTAACAAAAAAGCGATCACCTGGTTGGCGCCGCGGAGCATTATGTTAGCACTTCTATCGATAGGAATGCTAACAGAAGATTCCAGCTCGAGGACTTCCCGGGGCGAATTCTGCTAACAGCTCCACAGGCGGGGTGCTAACAGAATTCAACCTGGTCAGATCCTGCAGGAGATCCGCGTGCTAACAAATCAGAGGTCGAGAATCTGCCTGGCAACGTGCTGAAGCCTGGCAAGAAGGTCGTCCAGCTCGGCGCCCTCGCCGTCCAAGTCGGTTACACGGCGGCGCAGCTCGCGCACCTCGGAAACCAACCTAGGGTAGTCCTGCAGGACGTGGCAAACAGCATCGAGAGGATCGCGAGAAGGCGCGTAAAGGGCGGCGTCTTTCACAAGGTGCGTGGGGATGTCGAGGGGCGTTCGCATAACGGGGATTATGGGTCAATGACGCCCGGATCGGGACGATTTTCCGGACGCCATTAACCATGAATCCCTGATCATTATGCGAAGCCTACAGGAAGACGATCATGGCGACAGTGGCGGCAATCATCACAGTCCACCAGGCCAAGCCGTCGATGAATGCATCGAGATCGCTATAGCCACGGAAAACGGGTCGCTTCATGGTCAGTCCTCACCAAAGAATGCCGGGTTTGCCGGAGCCGACGACAACAATGTCACCGGATGCCGATGATACCGGCTGCTGCGAGGACGCTGCGCGCCCTCGGTCTCTCGCAGCAGCCGTTATGTCGGGTGACGCATGGCCAGATAACCCACGCTGGTTGCCGCTAGCGATGACAGGAGCTGCACGCGTGTCGTCAAAGTACCCGTTGGTAACCACATCCATGCAGAAGTCAAAGGTGGTCTCCATGCGGGTCACCTGCTGCGTGTAGCACTGACAGGCAGCACGCTTGCCCTGGTAGAAGCCGATTTTCTGGCCTCGGTGAATGGCCTTGTCGATGACACGATCATCGTTGCTGGCAGCACAGACAGGCCGCGGGAAATCGCGTGGCTTGGCCAGCTCGTGATACTTGGGCGCAGACTGCGGCAGGTCAGAAACGAGCGGCGTCGCGTCTTCTAGGTACTGCTCTGACTTAGAGGCGGTTGACGACTTCTCAGTCGTGCGGGGCTGCTCAGAGGCTTCTGCGGTGGCAGCGGATGGGAGCAGGTCACTGCCCTGCCCTTGCGCCTGCCTGATCGCATCGTTCTCGTCCTGACTGCTGCTAATGAGCCACCAGAAACCACCTGCGAGGAGTGCCAGCGGGCCAACGACGCCGAGGATGTAGAGCGGCAACATTTTGATGAATCGGGGCGTCACCTTCTTGTGGGTGTGGACGGTGCTGGACTTGTAGATACCGAAGTACGCCGGGTCCAGTTCGACCTTGGTTTCCTGCGACATTTTGAAGTTGGAGCGCTTTTCCGGGCTGTCGATGCACATTTCATACTCGTGCCGAAAGATGCCCTTGGAGCGCCCGTAGGGCCTGAAAAAGTTGATGTGTTTGCCGGCGAGCTTGCGCACTGCTGGAGCCAGCAAGCTGGGGTGCTGGGTGATTAAGTGAATGTCCCAGCCGTGGTGCCGGTGCTTCTCGAAACGGGTGACCTTTTCAACGCGGGCGCGGCCTATATCGGTGCCGAAGGTGCCCTGGGCTTCGTCGACGACGATAACGGCGCCGTCTGGAAGCTCGAACCACTTTTCGGGGGTGTGCCACTCGATCCAGTTGCCCTTCAGCTTATCGACTAGCAGGTCTGGGATACCGTTGTAGTAGATCGGCCGAGGCGGCAGATCGGGGTCGTTCGGGTCTTTGTGCAGACGCTTGGTCGGGTCGTTCGGGTCTGCAGCGTGCTCGAGGTCGATTTCGCGAATGGCGTTGAGGGTCTTGCCTGCACCTGGCAGGCCGGTACGAATGATCAGCATGGGGTAAGCCTCTTACTTGCCGAGCCAGCGCATGCTGGATTTGGAGCCGCTTTTGTTCAT